CGTAAACTATCTGTCTTCGCACCGAAGAAATATGAGGAACTCCTCATGACACTTAAGAATGCGAAGAAGGGTCTCAGTAGACCCTCCAAAGAGTTTGTGAAGAAAACAGTTAAAAGTACTGTTGTTACCCTGACGACTCCGAGAGCTTGGGAAGTTTACAACCCGAGTGATCGTATTCCTGGTTTGAAGCCTAAAGGCTGGCGTCGGTTCGCAAGTTTTTCAGCGTACGACGTTGCACATCATTTTAGGAAGTGCACAAAGGAATCGATCTCCTTTCAGATTCGGAGAACTGTCAGAGAACTGTTTTCACGGTCGGTCCTCGACCTTAGCGATTTGGATATGTATAACCCATCTTTCAACGCCTGTTATGAGAACAAGGTGGACATGGGTGGTGCAGCCACGTGTGTACGTGGGCATTTTGATCAAAAAGATCCCGCTAAGGTGGAAGTGGTGAGGAAAAGAGTGTTCAAGGAAGACTTCGTTTATGATGATAACAAGTCACCGGCTGAGAACTCGGATAACGCTTGGATAACCGCCAATCATGTTGTTATTGATTCGGGGGATACCAAGTCACTTATGCGAGACTCTTGGTTACAAATGGCCCTTGAGGCCGATGGTGAGCTTGCCCTTGTTAAGCCAGTTGGTCTGGCCGAAGCTTTGAAGGCTAGGGTGATTTCTAAAGGACCCTATAAATTATATTATTGTTTAAAGTTCCTTCAAAAAGAGATGTTCTCTGTGCTAAGCAAGCACCCTTGTTTTACACTCATTGGTAAGACGGTCGACGCAAGCATCATTCAGGATGTGATTGGTTGTTTGGATCCTATGTTTCCAGATCAAGGTTTTCTTTCTGGGGATTATAAAGATTCAACCAATGAATTATATTCATTTTGTAGTGATGTTGCTGTTGACGAGATCATGGATTGTTGGGAAGACAATGGCCTTGTTGGTCATAGCCAAGAGCTCCTTAGGGCTCTGTTTCATAAGGCCCTTACTGGTCATACTTTTGAAGAAAAGGATGGTGAACTTAAAAATCAGGTTCACGGCCAGCTTATGGGTTCTATTGTCAGTTTCCCGATCTTGTGTCTTATTAATGCCTCGTTATGTCGATGGACCATCGAATTGTATCGTATGAGAGTACTAAACCTTGTGGAGTCGCAACTCCTCGTCAACGGTGACGACTGTCTTTTCAAAGTGACAGAGCGAGGTAGGGTCATTTGGGAGAAAATCTCCGCTGCTCACGGTCTTAGTCCTAGTGTCGGGAAGTACTTCTTTTCGACTAGGTTTGCTGAGATCAACTCTACGGAGTTTACTTATGGTGAGCCAGTACCATTTCGCTCAAAAGCGTATGGTAACGATGATTATACCCTGTTCGTGGAGAAAATCCTTTATTTCGAACAAGTTAAGTATGTAAACTATGGTATAATCAATGGTATGACCCGGTCAACTACAACAACCTCAGAAGGAGAGAGTGCTCGTTCCCTCAAATGGATATTTGGGGCCTCTTCTGATGTCGAATACTTAAGATCTATCACTCCTGATAGTCTCTGGGATGCGGTTTACACCAAATTTAGGTATTCGTTTGGTAAAGCTTGCAGGGCGCATGGAATTAACTTACCATGGTATCTGCCCTTGTCGATTGGAGGCCTTGGCCTGCCACTTCCTTGTGGGAAGAGCTTTACTAGGGAGGATCGTGC